GACGGGCTGGTGAAGGTCGCGCGCGACAACCAGCGCGCGCTGCGCGAAAGCGGGCGGGTCAAGCTGCCCGGCGAGGACGCCAAGCCGGAGGAGATCGCCGCGTATCGCGCCGCGATCGGCGTGCCGGAAAAGCCGGACGGCTATGAGATCGCGGCGCCAGAGGGTGTCCAGCTCAATGAGCCGCTCATCAATGCCCTCCGCGATGCGGCCGTGAAGCACGGCACGCCGAAGGGTGCGTTCGAGGGGCTGGTGGGCGAGTTCATCAAGCTGCAGATGGATGAGGCGGCGGCCGAGACCGCGCGGCAGGATGGCCTCGCGGCCGACTGGATGAAGGCGCAGGGCGGCAAGGCCGATGAGCAGCTCGCGCACGTCAACACCGCCGCGCGCTCGCTCGGGCTGACCAAGGCCGATATGACCGGGATGCGCAACGGAATGGGCGCCGATCGCGCGCTTGGCCTGCTCGCCAAGCTCGGCGCCGGCATGGCCGAGGACGTGATGCTGACCGGCGGCAGCAACCGGTTCGGCATCACCGGCGCGGAGGCGCAGGCCGAGATCGACAAGCTGAAGATGGACGCGGAGTTCATCGGCAAGGTGAAGATCGCCGGCTCGCCCGAACGCGCGCGGTGGGAACGGCTCAACAAGCAGGCGGCGGAATATCAGGCGGCGAAGGAAAGTTGATCGCGGCGTCTTGACGCCAGAGTCTCCATATGTTCATTTCACCATCACGACGCCGGGGGCACCTTTCCATCCCCCGGCGTTCAGTGCCCGCCTAGCCTCGTTCGCCCGGGCCCCCCTGCTGGAATGCAGCGCCGATCGCGGGCGTTAAACGATAGAGCGGCCGGACCATCGCGGTCCCCTAGCCAATCGAAATCGGTTCCAACCTTTTTCGTGAGGCAGTCATGGCCGACGTCAACACGACCGCGAATTATGAATTCAAGAACAACCTCGAGCTGCAGCTGCAGCAGAAAACCTCCGTGCTGTGGGACACTTGCGAAGAGCAGGATTGCAACGGCGCCGAGAAGGAAACCGTCAAGGACCTGATCGGCTCGGCGCGCCCGCAGGAAGCCGACGAGCGTTACGGCGACCTGAAACAGACCTCGCCGGGCCACGATCGCGTCTGGATCGTCAAGCCCAACGAGCTCTACTTCAACGAGTTCCTCGACGGCAGCGACCAGCTCGCCACCAAGATCTCGCTCGAGGGCGGTTATACCATGGCCGCGATGGCGACGATGCATCGCGCATGGGATAGCCGCATCCTCGAAGGCATGTACGGTCCGATGCTGATGGGCAAGGAAGGCGCGACGAGCGTGCCCTTCCCCAACGGCAACGTGGTTCCCGTCACCACTGGCGGCGCGGCGGGCGCGCAGCGGATGAACGTCGCCAAGGTTCGTGCAGCCAAGGTGATGCTGGGTCAGGCGTTCAACGATCCGTCCGACAAGCGTTACATGGCACTGAGCGAAGTGCAGGCCGACGACCTGCTGAGCGAGGTGCAGGCGACCCACGCCGATTACGCCAAGGCGTTCGGCGTGCGCGTCGACGGCGAGGGCAACCTCGTCGGCATCCTCGGCTTCAACATCGTGCGGATCGAGCTGCGCAATCCCGACCTGCTGGCATACCAGAATGGCCTGACCGTCAGTGGATCGGGCTACACCCGCAACCCGTTCTGGGTCCGCTCCGGCGTCCGCAAGGGCGTGTGGCGGAAGCTGCGCACGGCAATCAAGGATCAGCCGGGCAAGGTGGACACCACCAACGTGTTCGCCGGCACCACTGTCGCGGCGACGCGCACCCAGGCCGGCAAGGTCGGCATCATCGAAAACAGCGAGGCTTAATCATGGCGGACCTTTATGCGCTGGAATTCGTCGGCGGCCCGGACGGCACGCAGAAGCCCCCCAAGAAGCTCGACGGCCGCATCGTCGGCGCAAAGAAGCGCCGCACGCGCGCGACAAAGCCGACGACGATCCTCAATATCGGCGACCGGCTGTACCTGGGCAAGCTGCCGCAGGGCGCGCTGCTGCAGTCGATCATCGGCAACACCGATACGACGATGGGCACCGCCACCCTTTCGGTGGGCACCACGGCCGCCCCGACGAAGTACGTCAACGCCAAGACGCTCACCGCCGTCGACACGCCGACCTCGCTCGGGCCGAAGGCGGCATCGGCGGTGCTCGCGCCGGCCTCGGTCGATGAAGATATCTGGCTGACGGTGGGCGTCGCGTCGATCGCGGCGGCCACGGTGGCGGCGTTCTTCATGGAATATACGATCGCGAACTGACGTTCGCCTCGACATCTCGGGCCGGAACCAGCGGGGGCGCTGGGGCCGACCGAGGCCGGGCGGCGCCGTAATCGCCGCCCGGCATCCCCTTTCCAGCCCCGAGGGACATGGCCGATGGCTCAAGTGAAACTCACCGTCACGCGCGGCAAGCCGAACCTGAAGGACATCACCGTCGCGGCCGGCACCGCCATCGCCGGTTCGGACGCGATGGAGCTGAACGTCGACTTCACGAAGATGACGCGCGGCGATGCGATGGTGATGATCGACAATCTGCGCGCCAAGATCTTCAACCTGCCCTGGCCGATGGCCTGACGCGCGCGGCGTGGCGGATTTCGTCACCATCGCCAATCTGGCCGCCTCCTCGCTGGGCGAGGATGACCAGCTGCGCTCGCCGGACGACGACACGCATCTTTCGCGATCGGTGAAGGCGGTCTGGGATGTGGAGCGGCAGGCGGCGATCCGCGACCATACATGGAATTTCGCGATGCGCCGCGCGGTGCTCGCGCAGGTCGCCGGGCAGGATGCCAGCCCCTATGCAGCAGTGTACCGGTTGCCGGCGACCAGCTTGCGGCTGGTGGAGGTGCTGGGCTACCGGCGAGCGGACTATCAGCTGGAGGGGCCGTTCATCCTCTCCAGCGCCCCTGCCCCGCTGCGCATCCGTTACCTGGTCGATGTGCCCGAGCCGGCCGAATGGGACGCGATGTTCGCCAAGGTGTTCGCGATGCGCGTCGCCTGGCAGATCGCCGACCGCATCACCGGCGACACCGGCCGCGTCCAGATTGCAGAGCGCAAATATCTGGCGGCGCTGCGCGAGGCGAAGCGGGTAGATGCGCGCGAGAACCCGCCGGTGCCGTTCGAACCCGGCACATGGGAATTGTCGCGCGGCGGCGTGCCGGAGCGGGTGGACAGCAACGGGTTCATCTGGCCGTGACATTGCAGCGCGCGATCGCGACCAGCTTCAACGGCGGCGAGCTTTCGCCCCGAATGGGCGGGCGTGTCGATACCGCGATCTATCAGGTCGGCGTCGCCGAGGCGGAGAACTTCATCCCGACCGTGGAGGGCGCGATCGTCAAGCGCCCCGGTTTCGAGGCGATCCGGCCGGCGCGTGATGGCGCGGGCTGGCTGTCCCAGTTCCGCTTCAACCTGACGCAGGATTATGTGATCGAGTGGAGCGACGGCGTGCTCCGTTTCTACACCAACGACGAGCGGATCGAGACGGCGCCGGGCGTGCCCTATGAAGTGGCGGTGCCCTATTCGGCGGCGGAAGCGCCGTTCATCTCGGTCCAGCAATCGTTCGATCGCCTGTACCTCGACCATCCCGGCCATCCGCCGGCGCGGCTGACGCGCACCTCCGCCACCACCTTCGTCTATGACGTCGCTCCGCTGACCAAGGGGCCATTCGCCGATGCCAATACCGACGAGGCGAAGACGGTGACCGCGAGCGGGACGAACGGCGTGGTGACGATCGCCAGCAACGCGCCGATCTTCCTGCCCGGCCATGTCGGCGCGCCGTTCCGCATCGAGGCGGCGGATTTCTCGACCATCCCCGCCTGGGACACCCAGACCAAGGGCATCACGGTGGGGATGATCCGCCGATCGGACGGCAAAGCCTATACCGCCGCCAGCGCCGGCACCACGGGCACGGTGCAGCCGATCCACACCGCCGGCACCGAATGGGACGGCCAGGACCTGAAGGACGTGAACGACAACGGGCCGTTCGGCGTCCAGTGGACCTATCGCCACGATCGCTTCGGCATGGTGACGATCACCGCCGTTTCGCCGGACGGATTGAGCGCGACCGCGACCGTCACCCGCACCTTGCCCGATGGGGTGATGACCGTTCCCACCTTCCGCTGGGCGCATGGCGCGTTCAGCGCGGCGGCGGGCTGGCCCAGCGTCGTCATCGCCTTCGCCGGGCGGCTGGCGCATTTCAAGGATCGCGAGCTGCTGGCATCGGTCGCCGGCGACTACCTCAATCACCAGGCGTACACCTCGAGCGGGACGCTGGCGGCCGACATGGCGTTTCGCCGCACGCTTTCGACGGAGGATCCGGTGCTGTGGGCGATCGGCGACCGCAAGCTGATCGTCGGCTCCGCCAGTCGGGAGATCGCGATCGGCGCGATCAACCAGGCGCAGGCGATCGCCGGCGACAATATCGAGGCAGTGCCGCAGAGCTTCTACGGCAGCGAGCGCGTCTTCCCGGTGCAGATCGGCACCACCGGCGTGTTCGTCCAGCGCGCCGGGCGCAAGCTGCGCCAGGCCGAATATGATTTCGCGCGCGACCGCTATCAGGCCGCGAACATGACGGTGTGGTGCCGGCACATCACGAAGGGCGGCATTCGGCAACTGACGTTCCAGAAGGAACCGGAGGAGCTGCTGATCGGCGTGCGCGGCGATGGCCAGCTCGTCGTCCATCCGCACGCGCCGGAACAAGAAATCAAGGGCTTCGCGCGGATCCGCCACGGCGGCGGCGATATCCTGTCGGCGGTGTGCGTCGCCGACGCGTCCGGCACGCAGGATGCGCTGTGGGTGCTGGTCGAGCGTCCGGATGGCTCGCGCTGGGTGGAGCGAATGGCGAACTGGCGCGACGATGACGATCCGATCGAGGATGCGTTCTTCGTTGACAGCGGGCTGACCGTGAT